TTACGAGGCGGTCTTTACCGCTTTGCGGATCGCAGCGTCAACCTGCTCTGCAGCGTCTGCTCCCATGCCCGGCATGACGTGGCTGTAGATGTCCAGGGTGATCGCAATCGTGCTGTGGCCCAACCTCTCCTGCGCGACCTTGGGATGGATGCCGGCGGCCAGCATCTGCGTGGCGTGGCTATGGCGCAGGTCATGGAAGCGGATACGGGGCAAGGCGGTCTTTGCCAAAATCCGCGTCCATTCATGGGTCAGCGAGTTCGGTTGGAGCGGCTTCCCGTCGATCTGCGCCACCACGAACGAATTGTCGTCCGGACGAATGCCGAGCTGCAGCTGTTCCTCCGCCTGTGCGACGCGGTGCTTGCGCAGTTCCTCGACGGTTGAAGCGGACAGATCGATCACGCGGCCACGCCCCGACTTGGTTTCCTTCCGCCTGACTTCTCCCTTTGTCTGCTCCGCAGTTTCGACCACGGCAAGCCGCCGGCCCTCCAGGTCGACGTTCGCCCAGCGCATCGCCACGATCTCGCCCCGCCGCAGCCCGCACATGACCGCCAGCAACACTGGCACGTAGATGCGCGTCCCCCGGACCGCGTCCAAGAGCTGCGCTGTCGTTGCCGCGCCGTACGCGCTCATCGCCTTCCGCTCGACCTTCGGCGGCTTGGACAAGGCGGCCGGGTTCTTTGCGATCATCTCCCACACGACCGCCTGGTTGAGAGCTTTGATCAGCACTCGCCGCATATGGTGAACGGTGCGCGGCGCCAATCCCCCCTTCCCGTCCCTGCGACCCGTTGCGAGGGCTTTGGTCCACGCGGCGTCGATTTCGCCTGTCTTGAGCTTGGCCAGGGTGGTCGATCCGATCAGCGGCACGATGTTCTTGCGGGCGATCTCGGCGTAGCGCTCCAGCGTTTTGGGCGACACGCTGGACGCCTCATGCTCGATCCACCGGTCGAGAAATTGGGCAAGCGTGGTCTTCGTCGGCTCCGTGTAGCCGCCGTGCTTCAGCTGCGTGATAAGCCGCGCACATTCCGACTGCGCCTCGCGCTTTGTTCCTCGGAAGCTATGCCATTTGCGTCTGCGCCTACCATTTTCTGGATCTGGCACGTCGAGGATGATTGCCCAATGACCCGGAGAGCGTTCGCGGATGGAGCCTTTCATTTCTGATTTTCTCCGCCCATTTCGTCGCGCAACTTCTGCTTCTCAGTTGCCCAGAAAGCATCCTGTTCAGGTTCGCTGAGCTTTTGATAAGCGGCTCGCTGCCCCACACTCATCCGCTGGAACACTAGTGAGAACAGGTAATTGTCCTCACGCTCATCCATTCTTTTGTAAATATTCTCAAGAGTAGCGGCGACATCTTCGAGGTTCTTTTTCGACCGCGCTGTTGCTTCGTTCAGGTCCTTAGCGTCAGCTAGGGGCGCAATCCCGTTGTGGATGCCGACAATCATGTTGCGGACGATCTTGGACAGATCGCTTATGGTCTCCGCATATGAAGCGAGGTTGGTGACCGAGGCATCAATCGCGCCGTCGTCGTCACCATTATCCTGCAGCCACTCCTCCCAATCGGCAGCATACCGGTAGTTGTCGTATGTAGCGTCCGTCAATTTCTCCGACGCATCCACCGCCACATCGATCACCTCATCGACGAGCAAGCCGATCTTGCAGAGGCGCCGAACTGCCTCGCTGCGCGATTGAATGCGATTAGCAAAACGCCAGTCCTCAATCTCCCGCAGCTCGTCGTCACCAATCTTCAGTTGTAGCCGTTGGGTATCCCCATCGCTCAGCTTCGGTCGCGCCATCAGATCGCCCCCAGGTTTCGTGATAAAGTTAGCACGAAACGTTTGCTATCGTCCCAAAAGGTGGTAACGTCAGCACGTTACTAACACAAAGGGACAGAAGATGACCATACAGGAAGCGTTGGAGCGGGCGACCATTTCGGTGCCGGACGCAGGGAAAGTTTTTTACGGTCTGGAACGAAACGGTGCCTACGAGGCAGCACGTCGCGGCGATATCCCGACGATCAAAATCGGGCGGCGCATGGTCGTTCCAGTCTCTCAAGTCGCACAGCAGCTTGGCCTGAGAACTGCCTTCGGTATCGCCGCATGATCTGGCTGACCCACATCCGCTATCGGATCTGGGTTTGGCGGTTTCGACGAAGGCTCAGGAAAGATCAGCGGCAGGCAGGATCAATCATCCGCCGTCAGCAAGACAGGAGGACGATCCTGTGAACGTCTTCCGGAAAAAGAAAGGCCCGGTAGAGGCGGCAACCTCTCCGGACCCGATTTCAAACCCAACCCAGTCAAAGTCGAGGTATGAACATGCCCGTAAATAGCACTACTGTGGATAAAGTTGCAACAGGAACGAAACGGAAACCTGGGCGCAAGCGTCGGGAAACCGCGGCTGGCCGGCGCCGCCGTGCCGAGGTCGAGGCCCATATCGAGGCGCTTATCCAGCTGCTGGACGACCTCGACGGCGATTGTGACCTGGAAGACGGCGCTGACATCGAGAACGATGGCTACGATGAGCGCGAGGGCGACAGCTCCGACGACGAGCCGGAAATTGGCTGGACGAATGAAGGCCAGCGCATGGGCCAGACCTTCGACACCGACCGGGAACTGGACCCTGCCGAAGATGGCATAGGCGATGAAGAAGCCTTGCACGAGGTGCACGAGCAGCTGGCGGTCTACCAGCACTTTCAGTCCAAGGATGACCGAGGGCATCAGCAGGCAGTCTGTGAAAACGTTGCGGCAGAAGCCCGGTCTAAAGCTCGATCGAAGAAAGGTAACGCAAGCGCAAACTTTGCGCCCGCGTTCTCCGAACCCTTCAGCTTCGGCTTGTCGGTCGCGACCCGTATGGGAGGCCGGCCATGAGAAGCTTCCAGGAGCGCGAGCAGGATATCTATGACGGGCAGTGCCTCGCCCTAATCATCAACGACTACCTCTGTCAGGATACGCTGGACAAAGACCGGCACAACGCTGTCTGCCTTCTGACCGGCAAGCTCCATTCGATCATGGACCGCATCGCGAAGTCCTACGAGGAAGCCTTCTACGACAAGGGAGGCCGCGCATGACCCGCGTCCCTCCCGTCCCCTTGTTCATCCGTGCCGTTCTGGTCGCACCGCTCCTGCTGATCGTGGGGCTCTGCATGGTCGCTATCGAGTGGATCACCCCGGAGATCGCCGAATGACGGACAAGCTCAGCAACACACAGGTTCAGAAGGCAGCCCTTTGGCTTGCCGCGCAGAAGGAGGCGCCGCACCCCGTGGTGCCCGCCATCCGGCAGAAGTTCAAACTCAGCGCCGTGGATGCCGTTGTGGCAATCCGCGAGGCGCAGCTCATCCGCGGGAGGTCCCATTGACCAATCTCGACGATGAAGACCTGTCCGAGCTGGAACGCCGCATGCGGGCCAAGCTGTTCGCCGTATCAAGTCGCCGAATTGGCCACTCGGTTTTGAGCGAGGATGACCAGCGCATTGCTAGGCGCCTGATCGGTGCCGACAACGCCGCCAGGATCGCCAACGCAAAGGAGGGGCGGCGCGTCCGCCTCGCCCCGGTCATCACCACCGTCGAATACTACTGGGTCCGCACTGGCGACCTACGCCCCGACGAGTGGCGTATTGATGTGAAGGTCAATCATCGCCGTGAGGAACAGTTTCAAGGGATCGATCCGGACGAGTTAGAGGGCCGGCTGGCAGAATATCGCCGCAGGAACATTGCGCCCAAGCTCATCCTACTGGAGGGGCAACAGAATAGAGGGGCAAAGGCCCGATGAGCAGGAAAAGCAAGGCAGTCAAGGAAGCCTGGGACGCGGCCCCTAATCAGCCCTTCGTTTCGGTGCTGAAACCGACGATGCAGGAGCCGGCATGGAAGGCGCTGTCCTACGGGGCGAGGTGCCTCTACATCGTGGTCAAGAGCTACTACAACGGTAGGAACAACGGTCGCATCTATCTCGGCGTCCGCCGCGCCGCGGCTGATATGGGCGCGTCCAGATCATCTACCGAGGTATGGTTTCGGGAGTTGCAGGAACATGGCTTCCTGCGCATCACCCAAGCCGCCCATCTCGGAATTGATGGAAACGCCATGGCGACGTTCTGGCGTTTGACCGAGCTGGGATACATGGGCGAGCAGCCGACGCGAGACTATCGTGGCTGGACGCCACCCCCGACCAAGAAAAAAACCCCGCACCGAAAATCGGGACAGACCGTCACGGAAATCGGGACAGGGTGCACCGAAAATCGGGACAGGTGTCATGAAAATCGGGACGGTTTTGACCCGAAATCGAGCCTCAATTGTCCCGATAATCGGTGCATAAGTAATTTACCATCTGGGGTGGGCGGTCGGGAGGATGTTTCTGATGCAGCCTGATCTATTCCAGCCAACCGTCATCGTCATCCCGTTCCCGGCTCGAATGCGGGTCGGCCATATACGGCGCACGGCGGATCGCATCGTCAACAGTCGGACGGATCGGGAAGCCGCCCATTACTGGAAGCGGGCTGTCGAAGGCCTATGGCGGCAGATGGAAAAGGCCGGCGTGCCGGAAAACCGTATCGAAGTTGAGGTTAACGCTTTTGCCTGTTGCGTGCAGGCGGAAGTCACCCGGATCTCCATGGCTGGGACTGGAGGGGCAGCATGACGGAACTGAAGCTCAAGACCGACACGAGGCAGGCCAACTGGCGGCGGGCGAACCCCGACCGCTATCTGTCCCACGTCGCAGTCCAGAAGGCTCTGACGCAGGGCAAGCTGGTCAAGGGTCCATGCGAGGTATGCGGCAGCCGGATCGTCGATGCGCACCATGACGACTATTCCAAGCCGCTCACCGTCCGATGGCTATGTCGGCGGCATCATTCCCGCCTCCATGCTGGCGGGGAAGACATGTTCTGCGAGAAAGGACAGGCACATGAGCACCGTTGAAACCAACCGGAAACAGGATCGGATTATCTGGACCTTGGGCGGTATAGCAAAACGGATCGGCGTCGGGCCTGACTTCGTCCGGGACACTTTGGCTAAGCAGCCAGGAACGCCTGTGAAGGAGATGGGCGGTCGATACTATGCCTTCGAGGCGGACCTATTGGAATTCTTACGGGGGCGAAGGTGACGATCCATGCCAAGATCTACCCGACCGTGAGCCACAAAGTCGGAACGGGCTGCTTCAATCAACCGATACTCCGCATCCCTCATATCGAAGGCCGTAGGATGATTGCCGTCGTCTACACGAGCAAGAGCTTGGACAAGTTCCTTCATCTTCGAGGCCATCTCGTTAGGCAGCACCAGCATGGCGACTGACTGTACCTCCTCCAGCTTTCGGCGCGCAGACCAGTACGAATTCCTAAGGTCACTGTCTGTGGTACCTCTTGGCCCTCGCCCGGTCATTTCCTGATCTTCCCACTCAGCCAGAACGTTCATCAAGGTGCCAAGCGCAGATACGATGTCCGAATAGGCGCTCAATTGTCGTTCCCAGTGCTTCTCAGCTTTGTATCTTTCAAGGGCCCACTGCACCGCGCGCCACGCGACGAATAAGGCAAAACCGGCCTGCAAGAGCAGCTTCACTAACTCGAAGACTACGTCACTATATTGCATCTGCGCCAATCACCCCTTAAACCCATGAAATCCTTGGTTAAACCACGATACGCGCGGGAATGATGACTCCATATTGGTTGTCATGCGCTGGCCACTCTTCTATCACCCTGAACCAGTAGAAACGAAAGCCCCCTCTGGCACTTCCGTGCCGGCGGATTGGCTTTTCGAGTTGTTTGGTGGCGGTGCCGTTACGGATTATGCCGTGACCGGCCGACAAGCCCTCGAAGTTCCCGCCGTCGCTTCCGCAATATCCCTCATCTCCGGCTCGATCGCCTCCCTGGGCCTGATGGTCGAGCGACGTGGAAGCGACGGCTGGGTGTCGGCAGACGATCATCCTGTTGCGCAGCTCCTGGCCGATGCTCCGAACGACTGGAGCGACACCTACTCCCTGATCCGCGACCTCGTTACTTCCGCGCTGACACAGAACGAGGGTGGGCTTGCCTGGGTGAACAAGCGTGACGGCTCTCCGGTCGAGATCGTCCACTACGCGCAAGGGTCATTCACGGTCGACTATTCGAGCGATGGCCGGCAGGAGCCAACCTACAAAATCGGCAACCGGGAAGTGTCCCTTGGCGAGGTGATCCACCTTCGCGGCCCCTTCACACGTTGCCCCCTGTCCCTCGCATCAGGCGCTATCGGCGTAGCCGCCAAGCTGGAACGCCATGTCGGCAGTCTGTTCGCCCGCGGTGCCCGTCCTTCCGGCATCCTGAAGTTTCCTGGCAAGCTCGGAGCCGATACAGCGCCACGCATCAAGGCGAGCTGGGAAGCCGCTCATGGTGGTGCCGGTAACTCCGGTCGAACGGCAGTTCTCGAAGAGAATGGCGACTGGACCCCTCTGGCCTTCAATAGCGTGGACAGTGAAACCATTGCTACGTGGCAGTTTGCCATTCTGGAGATCGGCCGCCACTTCCGAGTGCCGCCCAGCGCGCTCTACGATTTCGAGCGCCAGACTTGGGCGAACATGGAGTCGGCGCAGAAGGAATGGCTTGCGGGACTGGAGTTCTGGCTTCGCCCCTTGGAGGGGGCTATGCGCCGGGCGCTTTTCACCGCGGAGGAACGTGGAAGCCACCGCATCCGCTTCGACCGCGACGACTTCACCGCCGTCGACCTGACCGCCCGCGCCACTGCCATCAACGGACTGATCGCCTCGCGTGTCCTGAACCCGAACGAGGGTCGCGACTGGCTTGGCCTGCCGCCTCGGTTCGGCGGCGACACATACGATAACCCGCACATCAATCCGAACGGCGCCGGCACACCACCCGTCGAGGGAAACGCCTGATGGATCGCCTTGATATCCAGACCAAGCAGCTTGCCGTCGACGAGGATGGGACGATCGAGGGCATCGCCTGGCCGTATGCCACCCCGGACCGGGCCGGTGACATCATCCGCAAAGGTGCGCTTCGCCTGCCGGTGACAGAGCTTCCGATGCTTCGCAACCACGACACCGACGCCTTGATCGGCCTATGGACCTCGATCGAAGAGCGTGACGATGGGCTGCACGTGAAGGGCCGATTGGACCTCAAGTCCATGCAGGCACGCGGCGTGCGTTCGCAGATCCTGACCGGCCGCCTCAATGGCCTGTCCATCGGCTTTCGCGACCGTGGCTCCACCCGTAGCGGACGCAACCGCATCCTTTCCGCAATCGAGCTCGTCGAGGTCTCGATCGTCCGTGAGCCTTCGCACCCGGATGCACGGATCACCCACTCCAAATCCTTCGACGCGGCCCAAGGCATCGCCGAGGCCATCAACCGCGCCTCCCAGGCGATGAAAGGACTACGCACATGACCCGCCACATGCCTCCTGTTGAGTTCAAGGGCGACGATGGAGATCCCGTCGAGATCGTCACGAAAAGCCTCGAAGATCTGCAGAAGACCGTCGATGAGCGGCTGAAGGAAGTCGAGACAAAGTCCGACACCGCCAAGCTCGATGAGCGGCTGAGGAAGCTCGAGACGAAGGCCAATCGCCCTGCTGGCGACGGTCCCGTCAAGCAGGACGAGGAGATCGAGAAGAAGGCCCTGGCAAGCTTCCTCCGCTCCGGCATCCACGCCCTCGACGAGGTCGAGAAGAAGGCGCTGAACATGGGCTCCAATCCGGCGGGCGGCTATGTCGTCGCCCCGGAATTTTCGACCCGCATCCTTCAGGGCATCAGCGAACAGTCGCCGATGCGCACGATCGCCAACATCATGTCGATCGGCACGACCGAGGTGGTGATCCCGAAGCTGGCGTCTAACGTTCAGCCGGGCTGGGTGACGGAGACCGGCCCGCGCCCGGTCTCGGAGCCGACCTTCGATCAGCAGACGATCAAGGTTCACGAGCAGGCGGTGATCGTCCCGGTCTCGCAGCAGCTCCTCGAAGACAGCTTCGTCGACCTAGAGGCCTTCCTGCGAAACCACATCGCCCGCGAGTTTGCCAAGATGGAGGCCGCAGCCTTCGTCAATGGCGATGGGAACGGCAAGCCGCTGGGCTTCCTTGCAGATGCTGCCGAATATCAGGCGGTGGATGTCGAAGCTGACGGCTCGAATTTCGTAGATGCCCTAATGGCGCTCTTCTACGCACTGCCGACCGAGTATGCGCGGCGCGCCTCCTGGGTGCTGAACCGCAAGACCCTCGCCAGCATCCGCGGGCTGAAGGACACGAACGGCGCGTTCATCTGGCAGCCCGGTCTTACCGAGGGAGCACCGGCTTCCCTCCTTGGTCGGCCCGTCGTCGAGATGGTCGATATGCCGGACCTCGCCACCGGCAGCTTCCCGGTTGCCTTCGGTGACTTCCAGACTGGCTACCAGATCGTCGATCGCATCGGCATCCAGACCATGCGTGACGACTACACGGGGGCAGACAATGGCATCGTCAAGATCCGCGCCCGCCGCCGGGTCGGTGGAGCAGCGGTCATGCCGGAAGCCATCGCAGTCCTGCGCGGTGTCGCCTGATGGCCCGCAAACCTGCGAAGACCACGGACCAGTCCGTCGACGCATTCGTGACGGAGCTGCGGAGAACCAAGGGTGGTGTGACCGTGACGGAAGAAGGTGGCGCAACTTTCGTCCGCACCCGTGATGGCGATGTCCACCGCTTCGATCACGCTGCCGAGCCCATCGACGAAGCCTGACAAAGCGCTGGCGCCTCCGGGCGCCGGCTACCTGCCGTAGCGAAGGACACGCATAATGTCGCTTTCCCTTGTCACCGCACCCCGTGGCCTGCCTGTCGACCTCGACGAGGTGAAGGCCCACCTGCGCGTGACAGGGTTTGCCGAAGACGAACTGATCGAACGTCTCATGAAGACGGCCACCCAGCGCCTCGATGGCCCCTACGGTAAGATCGGTCGATGCCTCCTGACGCAGACATGGGCCTACACAACGGATCGTGTGTCGAGGGAAATCGAAATCCCCTTGGCCCCGGTTTCCGCCGTATCATCCATAACCGGCTTGATCCCAGCGGATTACACGGTGCATCGCCTCCGCGACTTGGATGGCACCGTCATCCGGCCCGCGTCGACCGGCTCCTGGTATCTAAACCATGCTGGCGAACGCGTCGTCACATTTGTGGCTGGCTTCGGCGAAGCCCCCGACGATGTGCCCGAGCCAATCCGCACCGCCATCACCATGCACGTCGCGCATCTCTATGAACACCGGGAGAGCGTCACCGCCTCGGCTATCTCGCTATCAGAAACCCCGCAGGCCTACGAGGACCTGATCGCTCCCTACCGTAAGTGGAGCTTCTGACCATGCGCGCCGGAGACCTCGACAGGCAGATCGTCATAGAGCGGGAGCAGATCACCGGAGACGACGGATATGGAAACGAGATCCGTGGATGGGCTCCCGTCGCAACCGTATGGGCGAACGTCAAGCAGGAGAGTGGCCGGGAGTTCTTCGCGCAGTCCGCAGTCCAGAACGAGCGCCGCGTCGTGTTTCGCATTCGCTGGCTTGAGGTGAAGACCGACGACCGCGTGATGTACGAAGGCCGGGAGCACAACATCCACGATGTGCGAGAGTTGGGCCGGCGCGAAGGTATCGAACTCCATACAGCGGCGAGGGTCTGACTATGCCTTGGTCCGCTCCCAAGCTCTGCCCCGCTGGTCATCCACCGTACCGCGGTCGAGGCTGCCCAGCCTGTGCATCCCGCAATGCTGCCGAAGCCGATGCTCGCAGGCCCTCCGCACGTGCCCGTGGTTACAACAGCAAGTGGGAACGAGAGAGCAAGGCTTTCCTCGCCCGTCCAGAGAACAGGCAATGCGCTTGCGGATGTGGACGAGCGGCTGACGTGGTCGATCACGTGAAGGCTCACAAAGGCGATCAGTCGCTCTTTTGGTCGCGATCAAACTGGCAGCCGATGGCGCGAGGCTGCAACAGTCGAAAAGCAGTCCGTGAAGAAGGTGGCTTCGGACGACGCCCCACAGGACCGGGGGTGGTCGCGGACTTTCGTCAGTCGCCGCAGGACCGCCCTCCCCCAATTGCGCGAGATCGGGAAGAATTCAGTTTTTCATCTGGAGGTGCCAGCAAATGAGAGGCACCAAACCCCGTCTCGTCATCGACAATACGGCCATTGATCGGACGCCAGCAGCGCCTTCTCACCTGACTGCAGACGCCAAAAAAGAATGGAAGCGGGTCATGCCGGCTCTCGTTAAGCGCCGCATCCTGACGACGGCTGATCTCGGAAGCGTCGAGAACTATTGCATCTGCACCGGTCGTGTTCGTGAGATCGAGCGGCTTATCCAAGCCGAGGAAATCACGCCAGCGCTGTTCCGCATGCAGAACGCGGCCATGCAGACTGCCCGCCAGCTTGCATCTGAACTGGGCCTGACGCCAGTCAGCCGCTCCCGTCCCTCTATGCGAGAGGAGGGAGAAGACGATGAGCTTGCCGACCTGGATCTTTGACGGCTCAGAGATCGACGACCCCTTCGGTTATGGCCAGCGTGCCGTCGATTTTCTTCGTATTTTGCGTCACCCAAAAAGCCGCCTGGCTGGGCGAGCATTCGAGCTGCCGGAATGGCAGGAGCGGATTGTCAGGCGCATCTACGGGCCATGCCATTCGAACGGTCGGCGGATCGTACGCAACGTCATCATCCTTTTGCCCCGTGGAAACCGGAAGACCTCGCTGGGGGCGGCACTTGGTCTCCTCCACACTATCGGTCCAGAGCGTCTGAATGGTGGTCAGGCGAACATTGCCGCCGCTGATCGTAAGCAGGCTCGCATTGCTTACGAGGAAGCGGTCGGCATCGTCCGGGCCGATAAACGCATTGCCTCGAAGATGGGCTTCCAGAGCTACAAAAACCGGCTCTCGCATCCGAAGTCGGGAGCGGTGCTTGAAGCCCTATCGGCGGATGCTGGAACACAGCACGGGCGCACCCCGACCTTCGCACTGGTTGACGAGTTGCACGCCTGGAAGAAACGCGAGCTGTGGGATGTCATCCGAACTGGCCTCGTGAAAGTGCCGGGCTCGCTCCTTGTCGTCATTACCACGGCAGGACGCGGCCAGGAGAACATCGCATTCGACACGATCGACTATGCCCGCAAGGTAGCGCGCGGGGAGATCGACGACCCCGCGACACTGCCGATCCTATTCGAGACGCCTGCTGACGCCAATTGGCGCGACGAGGAAGTGTGGCACCGCGTTAATCCCGGACTTGCGAACGGCTTCCCGGATATCGAAGGCCTCCGCCAACTTGCCCGTGAGGCTGAGAACAAGCCTGCAGATCGCGAAGCTTTCCGCCAGCTGCACTTGAATGTCTGGCTCGATCACTCTGCCGATCCATTCGTCGAGATGGCGATCTACGACGAGGGCGCGGAGGCGATCGACGAAGCCGATCTTGAGAATGAGCCGTGTTGGATCGCAGTCGACGCCTCATTGACCACGGATCTCACTGCTATCGTGGCGAGCTTTCCAGATGGCGACGACAGCCACCGCGTCATGGCCTGGTTCTTTGTGCCGGAGGAAAACCTTCGTGCCCGCGCCGATCGTGATGGTGTTCCATATCCCCGCTGGGCAGAAGAGGGGCGCATCATTCCAACGCCCGGCAACGTCATCGACTATCGCGCTGTCGAGCAATTCATCCGCGAATTGTGCGTCCGGTTCGAGGTTCGGGAAATAGCCTTCGATCCAGCCTATGCCCGACAGATCAGCGTACCGCTCGCTGAGGATGGCTATCCGGTCGTCGAGATGCGCCAGGGGTGGCGGACTATGGCGCCGGCAATTGCTGAGCTGGAGCGCGTCATTATTGGTCGGCGCTTCCGGCATGACGGCAACCCGGTCCTGCGGTGGTGCTTCGACAACGTCGCGGTCGAGATCGACAAGGCCGGCAACAAGAGCTTCCACAAGGGCAAGAGCAAGGATCGGATTGACGGCGCAGTTGCTGCCGCGATGGCAGTAGCTCGCGCCACAGAGGGTGACAGTGGCAGAAGCGTTTACGCTGATGCTGATGCGCGCCCAGAAGGGCTGCTGGTGTTCTGATGCTTCAGTTGACTCCCGAAACCATGAGGTACCTCCGTAACTTCCAAATCAAGCTGGAGGAGAAAGAGCAAGCGAAGGCCATTCGCCGAGCTGCCGAGCAAAAGCGCGCACTTGGCGAGAGGAAGACCGCGGCAATGGTCGAGACGATCATTCCAATCCTTCGCATCGGTCAGCCGACCATGTTCCAGTTCGAGGGCACATGCCGGTATGCGGTACGGGTATTGCTGATCTCCCGGGGCTTCACATGGGCTGACGCTGATGCCAACGCCCTTGAAGTAGTTCGTATCGCACTGGGGAAAATTGGTGCCAAAAGGCCTTCGTGGCTCCAAGGGCAGCCGGAATACCGCGAGCCTGATCCGACATCGTGGCGTCATCGCCATTGCGCCGGATGCGGCGGCATCCTCGAAGAGTTCCACCGCGGTACTCATTGCTGCGAGGAATGCGCGAGCATCACGCGCAAACGTGAATGGCAGCGCGACAACCGCGACAAAATGAACGCGCTCGTCAAGGCGTGGTCGCGAGCCAACCCGGAGAAAATCCGAGCGCAGGCTGCACGCTACAAGGCACGGATGGAGGTGCGTCCATGCAAGCACTGTCAGACGCCATTCCAGGGACTGCCCCGTGTCGAGTTTTGCACACCGCGATGCGGGTACGACTGGCGGAGGGCTGAACATGCGCGGAAGAACGAGCAGGCCTGCGGCTACTGCGGCGGTCTCTTCGTCCCCCGACCTCGCAAAGACCGCAAAAGCAAGAGCGCGTTCTGCTCGAAGTCGTGCTTTTTCAGCGCCATACGAAGTGGCGGGAAGTCCATTTTTCAATGCGAGGCAGCCGAATGAGCAACGCGATAGACATTTCTGCGCTCATGGTTGAGCGCCTGTACAAGCCTGACGTTCCCTACCGGATCGTCGAAAGAACAGTAACGGCTATGCGAACTTACGATTGCGATCCACGGCTCTGCATCAGGGAATTAGTAGCCGCGGCGGTGGCCATGGGCCGCGTCGAGGATTTGCGCGAGTTTACAGTTGCATGCCTGAAAGCGGCCGTACCGGTCTGTAGTTCGAAGGAGGACGAACACAATGGCCGTTGAAGCCGAACGTCTGCTCATCAACGTTGAAGCCCGCATTAACCAGCTTGAACGCGAGATGCGCAAAGGCCGCAACACGGCCGATCGAGAACTCGGTGCAATTGAAAAGCGTGCGGGGACCATGGCCCGCAACGTCAACCAGCGTTTTGTGAACATGGCGCGCGGTGCTGCCGCCGGCCTTGCCGGCGCGTTCACAATCCGGACTGCGGGCCAGTTCATCGACAGCGCGACGCGGGTTGAGAATGCCCTGAAGGTTGTCGGCCTGGAGGGCAAGGCGCTCACGCAAGTGTACGGGCAGTTGTACGCCGCCGCGCAGCGCAACGCCGCACCGCTCGAAACCCTCGTCACCCTCTATAGCCGTGTTGCCCGCTCGCAAAAGGAGTTGGGCGTTTCGTCCGGCCAGCTCATGACCTTCACGGACAGCGTTGCAACGCTCCTGCGCGTCGGCGGCACGAGCGCCGAGGAAGCCAGCGGCGCGTTGCTCCAGCTTTCGCAGGCACTTGGCGGCGGTGTGGTGCGGGCGGAAGAGTTCAACTCAATACTGGAAGGCGCGCCGACCATCGCACAGGCTGCCGCAATCGGCATTAAGGAAGCGGGTGGATCGGTCGCCCAGTTGCGCAAGCTGATGCTCGATGGCCGTCTGTCCTCGCGAGCGTTCTTTGACGCGGTCAACGTCGGCGCCCCGGTCATGGCGAAGCAGCTTGAGGGCAGTTCGTCGACGATCGGCCAATCGATGACGCGTCTCAATAACGCCTTCACCGACCTCGCCACCCGGTTCAACGAAAGCACCGAAGCCGGGCGGGCTATGTCAGCCGTCGTCGACATGGTAGTCGACACCCTGAACGGCATCGATGTCGCCCAGGCGGTCAAGACGCTCGAAGGCATCACGGGCGCCCTGGAGGGGATCGTCACCGCCTTCAATAACGCATCCATCTCGGCGAAGGACTGGGCTCTGCGGATCTCCGAGATCAACGATAGTGGCGGCGTCGTGGACAGCCTCATCCGCAAGCTGCCGGACTGGCTGACGACCCCGAATTCGATACTTCATATCGAAAGCGCCCAGATGCGCCGCGAGCGGCAGGAACAAGACACGTCCGACACGATGAATGCCAGGTTTGGTGGCAGCTTATCGGATCGCGGCGGCAGGGTTCGCCCCGGCGGTATCCCACAGGCCGAGGTCCGTCTCGGCAAGATCGTAGTTCCGGCCGACGCGGTGTCGGTCGACGATTACGAGGTCGAAGGCGAGGCCGGTAAGAAGAAGCGCGAGCGCTTGGCCTCTGCCCCGTATCTGACCGCTCGTGGGTTTACTGGCGCCACGGAAGGGCGAGATGCCAACATTCTTTCCAGCTTCTTCAAGCAGGCAAACGTCAACATCGATCCACGCATGACCGCCTGGTGCGCGGCATTTGTAAACGCCGCCCTCGCGGCCAATGGCCTGCCCGGCACGGGATCGCTCGCGGCGCGATCGTTCATGAACTACGGCGAGGCCACGAATGACCCCCGCCGGGGCGATATTGTGGTTCTGTCCAGGGGCAACAACGCTGCGCAGGGTCATGTCGGCTTCTTCGAAGGCTATGATGAAAAGGGCAACGTTCGAGTTCTCGGCGGGAACCAGTCCAACGGGGTCAACACGCAGACTTACGACCGCGATCGGGTGCTAGGCTTCCGCTCAATCCCCGGCGCAGAGCGTGAAGGATTGACCGAAGGCCTTACTGCCGAGTTGGAGCGTCGTCGTGAAGTGACGCAGGCTGCGCTAGAGCAAGATCAGTCGTATCGGCAGATCCTCGCCACAGGCGCGGAATACATCGTCCAGCTTCAGACAGAGGCGCAGCAACGCACCTTGACCGCAGAGCAGGCCGCTGCGCAGCGCTACGAGCAGGATTTGCTCAATCAGGCTCAGCAAGCCGGGATAGAGCTGTCTGACGAGCAGCGAGAGCAACTTTCCCTCCTCGCGCAGGGCATGGCTGATGCGGAAGTCGCCAGCCAGCGCCTAGCTGAAACGCAGGCAATATTGTCAGACCTCGCGGAGGGCGCGTTCAAGGGCTTTGCTCAGGACCTTCTGGCAGGCAAGTCGGCTGCCGAGGCCTTCGAGAATGTTCTTGGCCGGATTGCCGACAAGCTTCTGGATATGGCCTTCGATGGCCTGCTTCAAAGCCTGTTCGGCGGCCTTGGTGGTGGCGGTCGATCACCCCTAGCTTCATCGGCCATCTCAAAAGGTGTCGGCGGCTTGTTTTCTTCAGGTGGCTACACAGGTCCCGGTGGCGTTCGGCAGCCTGCCGGCATCGTGCACAAAGGAGAGGTGGTCTGGTCGCAGGACGATGTTGCCAGGGCGGGCGGGGTAGCCGCTGTTGAAGGCATGCGGCTTGGCAGGAGAGGCTACGCTGGCGGTGGTGCGGTTGCTATGCCATCGCTGTCGGCTCCTAGCCTTACAGTCGTCCGAACAGGTGGCGCGCCGGAGATCAACCTGAACGTCGTGAACAATACTGGTGTGCAGGCGGATGCTCGTACGGAGCGTCAGCCGGACGGAAGCATGTCGGTCATTCTTGATAAGGCCGTCGCTCAGAAGCTCTCCACGCGCGGCACTGAAACGAACAATGCCCTCCGACAAGGCTTCGGGGCGCGTCCCAGACTAGCGAGCCGCTGACATGCCTGTAGACAATTGGCCTTCGACCGTTCCTAGCTGCATTCAATCGCCTCAACTTGACGCGATTGACCCTTGCTAGGGTTGGACGTCCGGTCTGGCGCTACGACCTACTATCCGTACGAGCGGCTGACCGTGCCGAGAGTTCCGTTCTTCGTCAGACTGCCAGATCGACCATTGGCGATAAGGTACTGCCTGTGTGTTTCTATCAAACTCTCCATGCCCAAGAAGGCTGAAGTTCCCCATATCAAAATCATTGACCCCAAGGGGCGGATCAAATCGCATCCAAGCGTCGTCGGCACTTATCCGGATAGTACCGATCTCATCCTCGAAGAAGTGCGGGTGAACGAAGCTCTCTTCCCCGGCTTCAGGATCGATCACCCACTCCGAGCCATAAGAGACGCAGGCGATCATATCGTTTTCAGCTCGTAAGAAAAAGGGATGACCGGCCTCCGGGCTAGATATGATCCCTAAAAGTCGGCGTGGGCCCGCTTCGTCCAGCAAAAGGCATAGGGCCCAGCTGTTACGCAACGGCATTTTAAACAGCTCGCCAATCTGGATCTCACGAAGCGGCTTAATCAATGGTTTGCGAAGGATATTGGGCATAGTTTGGCGCTCCCGTTTGAGACAAGAATGCCAGCGTAGAGATTGGTTCGTCAATCAACATGTCCGTATGCGTCCAGCTGTCGAGACGAACGCAGACGCTCGGACCAAGGAGAACGTGGAGAGAACATCGTGCTACCATTTTGCTACCCAACTCGGTAGCAGCGCACGATACAGCATCATACAGAGCTGGACGCACTGGCGTGTAAGGCCCTGCAAATCGGGCTATGCGGTCATCCGAAGGTATAGAGCGACACGCCCGCAACCGAATTTCAAGACCGCTGCCTTAAACCACTCGGCCACCCTTCCAAGGCTTCCATGCGCCTGCCGCAGCGAATTGCGCGTGCAGCAAAAGCCTTGTGAGGCGGTGTTTAGCGCCATGAGGTTCGCTACGTCAATCTGTTCGAAGACGCTCGCGGCCTTATGCGATTGGACACAGTTGTTCCGGGCGTCGTACCAGGAAACCCTCCCCCTCCAGCTTCCATGGAACACGCCATCGCAGTGTCGCTGCTGCGCTCGACTGTGTGGAAGGCGGTGGCAGACCAGAGTGGCGGCGAGCTTTAGGGGTCCCTTCCGCTCTATCCTCACTGGTGCCGACGCATAG